AAGTTGGTAGCAAAGGTGCGCCAACTGCCAAAGCGTTTATTGAGTCTGCTAAAACTGCAAAGAAACCAAAAAAGGTGAAGTGATGAAAACTCCCGCTTGGCAACGCTCCGAAGGTAAAAATGCTAAAGGGGGGTTGAACTCCAAGGGCAGAGCATCTTATAATGCGGAAACTGGTGGTAATCTTAAAGCACCAGTAAAGTCGGGGGATAACCCTCGCAGAGCAAGTTTCTTGGCTCGTATGGCTGGTAATAGCGGTGCTGAGTACAAGAATGGTGAACCGACAAGACTGCTTCTTTCGCTCAAAGCATGGGGTGCATCCTCAAAGGCTGACGCAAAGGCAAAGGCCAAGTCTATTTCCGAACGAAATAAGGCAAAGGCAAAATGAGAGCATTATCGGTTGGCGCAAACCTCACAGCAAACACGCTGACAACCCTTTACACAGTACCTACTGGTTACTACGCAAGGGTGGTGTTGCTACGAGCCGCCAATGCAACTGCATCTACTAAACACATTACTTTTGATTGGGTAGACACTTCTGCCTCTGTTACCTATTCGCTTGTCTATCAAACAACAGTAACTTCCAAAACTACCCAAGATTGGGGTGGAACATCCTATTTTGTGATGGAAGAAGGCGATATATTGAAAGCAACATCTGAGGCGGCATCTACCTTTGCGGTGGCTGTCACCATTGAAGAAGAAGGATTAACACGCACATGACCTACTTAGAAATGATTAACGATGTGTTAGTTCGACTCAGAGAGCCTGAAGTCACTACTTTCACCGAAACCACTTATTCAACCTTGATTGGCAAGTTTGTCAATGATGCCAAGCGTCAAGTTGAAGATGCCTTTGGTTGGAACGCATTAGTTCAAACTATCACAGTTACCACAGTTGCAAACACTTCCTCGTACTCCCTCACAGGGGCTGGGCAGAAGTTCCAAGTCTTAGACGCAATCAATACCACTAGTGTTTTGGGCATGACAAACATTGATTTTGTCACTATGAACCGCAACATCAACTTTTTGCCTGTGGGTACTTCAGCACCAGTTAACTATGCTTTTAATGGCGTAGATGGTAGTTACGATACAAAAGTAACCCTGTATCCAGTTCCAGATGCTGTATACACAGTTAAATTCTCTTTAGCCGTACCACAAGCAAGTCTGGCTTCTAACGCTACTATTGTGTTAGTTCCTGATGTTTTAGTAGTGCAAAACGCCTACGCAAGAGCATTGGTAGAGCGTGGTGAAGATGGTGGTTTAACTTCCTCAGAAGCGTATAGCCTATATAAGGCAATGTTGTCAGACTATATTGCTTTGGAAGGTACACGCTATCCTGATCGTGGGGAGTTTGTAGCGACATGAGCCAAGCAATCCTAGTCAATGGCATAAGCGCACCAGGCTTTTACGGGTTAAACACCCAAGATTCTCCTTTGGACTTGAATCAAGGATTTGCTTTAGTTGCTACAAATTGCATCATTGACCAGTATGGACGCATTGGCGCACGAAAAGGTTTCTCAAGAGTTAATTCCTCAAGCGGTAATCTAGGCGCAAACGATGTAAAAGTTATCCATGAGTTAGTGCAACTTGATGGAACACTAACCATATTGTTTGCTGGTAACAACAAGTTATTCAAGTTAGATGGCTCAAACGCTGTCGTAGAGTTGACCTATGGTGGTGGCGGTACTGCCCCTACCATCACGACAAGCAATTGGCAATGTGCATCTTTGAATGGCATTACCTTCTTCTTTCAGTCTGGCTTTGATCCATTGATCTATGACCCTGCGGTAAGCACCACAACCTTTAGGCGTGTGTCTGAGAAGACGGGTTATGTAGGTACTGTTCCTTCTGCCAATATTGCTATTAGTGCTTTTGGTAGGTTGTGGGTGGCAAGTACGACTACAAACACATCAACCATTTCTTTCTCTGACTTACTCTCTGGTCATGTGTGGTCAACAGGAACTTCTGGTTCTTTGAATGTAGACAGGGTATGGGCTAACGGGTCAGATGAGATTACTGGTTTAGCGGCACACAATGGATTCCTAATCATATTTGGCAAGCGTCAGATTCTTGTCTATGCCAATGCAACTACTCCTTCCACAATGTCGTTGAGTGATACTGTGGGCGGTATTGGTTGTATAGCAAGGGATTCGATTCAGTCAATTGGTAAAGACATTCTTTTCTTGTCTAACTCTGGTGTTCGTTCTTTTGCTAGAACAATCATAGAGAAGTCTGCGCCTTTGGGAGACTTGTCTAAGAACATTAGGAATGACTTAATAGGTACTGTTTCAGGCGAAACATTGGCAAACATCAAGTCTGTCTACTCTGAAAAAGAAGCCTTTTACTTGTTGACTTTCCCCTCTATCAAGTCATTGTTTTGCTTTGATACACGAATAAGTTTACAAGATGGCTCACTCAGAGTAACTAGTTGGGACTCTATTGAGCCAACAGCCCTTTTGTCAAAACGAAATGGTGATCTATTGATTGGCAAGAATGGCTACATTGGGAAATATGGCACTTACCAAGACCATACAAGCCTGTATAGGTTCTTGTATTACACAAACCATGCAGACTTAGGCGATCAGAATATTACTTCTATCTTGAAGCGTTTGTCTACTGTGGTGATTGGTGGAACAAATCAAGATGTGATTTTTAAGTGGGGTTTTGACTTTAAGACCAATTACCAATCAGCAATTGCTACCATTCCAGTACAAGATGTTTACTATTTTGGGACAGCAGAGTACGGGGCAAATGCTACTGTGATTGCATACTATTCTGATGGCGTTGCTTTGCAGACATTGACTGTATCTGCAAGTGGTGCGGGTAAGGTTGTTCAAACTGGTTATGAAGCAGACATCAATGGAACGGCTTTATCTATCCAAAAGATTGAGATTCAATCCAAACGTGGCAAAGTAAGTTAAGGAGAAGAAATTGAGTAATTACACCAAATCAACCAATTTTGCTACCAAAGACAATCTATCTAGTGGCAACCCACTCAAGATTGTTAAGGGTACTGAGATTGATACAGAGTTCAATGACATTGCTACGGCTATTGCTACCAAAGCAGACTTAGCAAGTCCTACCTTTACTGGTACTCCTACTTTGCCTACTGGTACTGTGGCAACCACTCAGAGTGCTGGAAACAATACAACTGCCATAGCAACTACTGCGTTTGTTCAGGCGGCTATTGCTTTGCTTTACCCTGTTGGCTCTGTTTATACCAACGCATCTGTCAGCACAAACCCAGGCACTCTCTTAGGCTTTGGTACTTGGACAGCCTTTGGTGCAGGTCGTGTTCCTGTTGGTTTTGACTCTGGCAATGCTTTGTTTGACAGCGCAGAAGAAACTGGCGGTAGCGCAAATGCTATTGTTGTAAGCCACACCCATACGGCTACAACAACATCAACGGACTCAGGTCACACTCACGGATCATCTGCGGGAACGGGCTTTATTTCTAATGGTGGTGGTGAGCAATTAGCGGGTGGTAATAACCTAAACTTTGCAAGACCAACTGCAACTGCAACAGGAAACGCTAGTATTTCATCCACAACAAGCATATCGACAGAAGGCTCTAGTGCAACAAATGCTAACTATCAGCCATACATAACTGTTTATATGTGGAAGCGTACAGCATGATTGCAGAAGAAGTTATACAAGTCATTGATGGAACATTGGATGACATTGAGGACTTTGACGAGATTGCGTTAGAGCATTGGGAGTATTTTAAGAATAAAAAGCCAATGTTTGACAGAGGAATAATTGATAACTTTCGTGTGGTGATAGCCAAAGATGAAGAAAAGACAGTTGGTTATGCGTTTTACTTGTTTTACAAAAGCCCATATTACGATGAGACTTGCTGTCAAATCGATATGTTCTTTTTAAAGCCAGAGTACAGAGGTCAAGGAATAGGAATGAAGATGTTTAAACTTGTTGAACAAATGGCTAAAAACAATAACTGTAAGAGTTTGGTCGCAAGTTATAACCTAAAAGAGTCGTTAGATATGTTTTATAAGAAACTTGGTTTTAATGCTACTCATGTAGCGGTAGCAAAGGAGATTTAATATGCCATTCGCATTTGCAGGTTCGCTTGTACAAGGTCAAGCCACAAAGAGTGCGGCACAGACATCCGCAAACGCCACATTAGAAGCGGCAAGATTATCAGCAGACGCGGCTCGTTTTCGTCCTGTTGGCGTAACTACACGCTATGGATCAAGTAATTTCCAATTTGATGATAGAGGAAATCTAATTAACTCAGGATATAACGTATCTCCAGAGTTACGAGGCTACCAAGATCAACTAATGGGGTTAACTGGTCGGCAATTACAACAGGGGTTGATGGCTCCTGAACAGTATGCGCCATTACAGGGTGCGGCTGGTGGGTTGTTTGATTTGAGTAGCCGTTACTTAGCGCAAACGCCTGAAGAATCTGCTCAGAAATATATTATGAGCCAACAAAACTTACTTGCTCCATCCCGTGAGCGTCAGTTAGCAGAACTAAGAAATAGGGTTTTCCAAACAGGTAGGGAAGGTTTTTCTACTGGTGGCACAGGACTAAGACCAGGCGGCGGTCTGGGTCTAAGCGCAAGCAATCCTGAGATGGAAGCCTATTACAACGCAATTGCTGGACAAGACGCACAGTTGTCGGCAAATGCTGAACAAGAAGCAAGAAATCGCATACTGTTTGGACAAAACTTGGCAACTGGTGGTGCTGGACTAATGAGCCAATATCAGGCTGGTCAGGTTGGAGCATTGACTCCGTTCCAAACTTCATTGGGCTTGGGTGGAACTATTGAACAGATGGGTCAAACACCATTAGATATTAGTGCGGCATTGGCTGGTCGATCTGCTACGGCAGGGGCTAATGTTGGAAAGTTCTTGCTTGAAGGTGGACAAACTGCGGCTAAAACAATGCAATCTGCCAATGCTCTCAATCCTTATGCAACTGCTATTAGCGGCATATCAGGAAGTGATTTTGGAAAACAAACTAATAAGTATTTACAAGGTCAAATAAAAAATTGGTGGGAGTCTCCTTCTGGAAGTACTGGAGTTACTTCGGGACAAGGCCCCGCAGATTTCTGGGCATCTTAATTAGAGGAATAAACATGGCACAAGATTCAATAATGGGTAATTTGTTTGGTGTATCTCCAGCGATATACGAACAAAACAAAGAAGAAGCAACACGCAAACAAGCACTTGAGTTTTCTAAACTTGATCCCTATGAGCGCACCAATGCTATGGCATTTATTGGAGGCAGAGGTCTTGGTAATATAGTTGGTGGCGCACTAGGCGCACAAGACCCTGTAATGATGATGTTGAGCCAAAGGGCAGAACTTGGTCAGCAATTTGACCTATCTACTCCAACTGGTTTTAAAAGTCTTGCCAAAGAATTACTTGTTAAAAATGACCCTCAAGGCGCACAGATTGCTTTGCAAAAAGGAAGCGAACTAGAGTTAAGAGAGTCACAGATTGCAAAGAACTTATCTGAAAAGATGACAAATGAACAACGTAATGCTTTAAATTATGCCTCTACTATTGCGCCACAAGGAACTCCAGAGTTTAATGAAGCGTATAAAACAAAATTTAATGAGTTGACATCTAAAACAGACGCAACAAGCAAAGAAATTCAAATAGCCGCCGCAATAGCCGCCGCAAATTTCACAGTTGGATCACCTGAATATAAAGAACGTTATAAAACTGAATTGACACGTTTGACAACAAAAGAAAATAAGGAAAATATTAATAAAGTTGGCGTTGCCACGGGAACTAGAAAAGCGGTATTTATTGATGTAAATAATGATCAACTATTTGTTTATCAAGACGGGGCAGATGGAAAGCAAATTCGTGTTCCATATTCAGGTGGAATTGATCAACTTGCATCAAAAAATGAAGCACAAAGAATACAAACAAAGTTTGAAGAATTACTAGATAAGAAAGATGCTGATAGAGTAGATGCCGCAATGACTTTGAGAGACAATTCAATAACTGCATTGAATTCCTTAAAAAGACTAAATGAACTTGATCAAAGTGCTTTGGTTGGCGGTGCTTTTGCAAGCAATCGTGTTGGATTCTTAAATTTCCTAAACACATTAGGATTAACAAGTGATAAAGATCAAAATAATCTTGCTAAATCTGAGAATTATCAGAAAACAGCAGGAGATGTTATTTTGGCAACTCTTGGCGGGAAACTTGGCGCAGGCTTTTCAAATGAAGATAGAAGATTTATTGAAAGCCTTGTACCTCAACTTGAAAACAGTCCACAGGCTCGTAAACAACTTATTGAGTTTATGGTCAAGAAAAACCAAACAATTGTTAATGAGACAACTCGTTTAGAAAACTTTGCAAGAGATAACAAAACACTTAAAGGCTTTGTTCCAACAATTCCTATTGTTTTATTACAACCAGTTACAAACGCAAATAGGCTTAGTGAAATTGATGCTGAAATTGCTCGTAAGCAAGCGCAAAAAGGAGCAAAATAATGGCTGACAAGTCCGTATCAGAGATGTCTCTTGAAGAACTCCTTACTGAGAGAGCAAGGATTTCTGGTCAGCCAATGAACGCAGAATATCGTTCTGTTTTAGAAACTGAAAAACCAAAAGAAACTAGCAATGCAAAAGAATTTCAAAAGTTTATGGAGTCTTCCTTTAAAGGTTCGGCACGAGGAATTTCTGAACTTATTGGTGGATGGGGAAATCTTTATGACTATCTTAAAGAAAGCAAAAACCCAAGCGCCTTTTCATCTGCTGGAATAAGCAAAGGAATTCAAGACCTAACGGGTGTAAATGTTATGAAAGTCCCTGGCTACACGGGCGCATTTGAGTTTGCTCGTGCTGGCGCACCAGCCGCAGTTGCTACTGCTATGGGAGTGCCTGGTCTTTTTGGTAGAACTGCTGGTGGATTTGCAAAAGAGTTTGGCGTTGCTGGTACTGGTGGAGTAGTGGCAGAGGCACTTGCTCCTAATAGCCCATTGGGTTCACTTGCAATTCAAACATTACCCTATGCTGGTGTTGGTGGTGTCAGATCAATGAGAGAAAGATTTATCACTCCCGTTGGACAAGTAAGCCAAGAAGCCGCAGGGTTACTTAATGTTGGCCCACTAACCCCAGGCGAGGCTACTGGAAGTCGTGTTCAATTGGCTCGTGAGGCAAAAACAGAAGCCACACCAAGTATTGAGAAAAAAGGCGTTGCTTTCAGACAAGAACAAGCAACATCGGTAGAAAACTTTTTAAACAACTTATTTATTAGTGCATCTCAAAAGGCGGTTACTCCAGCACAAGTTACAGAAAAAGTATCTTCATCTTTTACCAACTATGGAAAAGCATTAGCGGGAAATCTGAAAAAACAAGCGTCTACCGACTTTAATGCCGCCGAAAAAGCGGGTGGAATGGTGGATACTGGCCCTGTTGTTGATAGATTAACAAGCCTTAAAAACTCATTACGCCCTGATTTAAACCCATCGGATGCAACGTTTTCTAACAAAATACAGACTATTTTGGATAGTTTAGTTAGACCAGAAGTTCCTGAAGTTCGCAAACCAAGCATGATACTTGGTGAAGGTGGACAACCAGCATTTGAAACTTTTACCGCTGGAATTCCTGCGGGAACTAACAAAATAAGTATTTCTGATTTAAAAAGAGCATTGTCTGGTTGGGGTGATGCGGCATGGTCAGGAAACTACACCTTAAACAATAGTAATATATTTGAAGGACTAGCGCCTGGTCAAGCAAAAGGCGTGGCTAGAACTGTTTTAAACGGCTTTCGTGATGCCTTGAATAATGCAATTGATACCAATGTGCCAGGCGCAGAATTGCTAAAAGATGCTCGTACAAACTTTAGTAAAAACCTAGACAAGATTGATGAGTTTGCTGAAATGCCAATTGTTAAAACATTTGGTAAACAAGTATATCAATTAGTTCCTGAAGATGTTGTCAATACATTAAAGAATCAACCGCCATCACAAAGAGCATTAACCATTGGTATCTTGCAAAACAATGCACCACAGGTGTTAGATTCAGTTCGTAGAGCCAAATTTAATGATATTTTGACGGCCTCTCAAATTCCAAATGCTCCAGCGGGAAGTCCAAATGTAGATTTTGGGAAACTTCTTGGCTCTTTAAATGATCCACAGGAAATGGGCTTTTTGTTTAACAATTCTGCTGACATGGCAAAAGCATCACAAGCCATTAAATATATGCAACAAGTTTTGCAAAAGGCAGAAGGCACAGAAGGCACAGGATTAAAGGGGAGCGATATTTATTCCGTTGCCAAAGCGGGTGGTGGTACTGCTCAAAGCGCAAATGCTGTAAAAGAACTGTTTTTGGGAATGAGGGATTTAATAGCAAATCCAAATGCTATGGCAGATGTTGTGTTTAACAAAGATACTGTTAACAAAATGATAGCGGCTCAAAACAAGTCAACCTTGCAAAGAATTGGTGATGTGTCTTTGTCCATTGGCAAAACTCTTGGAACTCAGGCTTTACGGGCTGGCCCTCGTATGTCTACTGAAAATCCTGTTTCTACTGAAGAAGCAATAGCACCCAATGATTTAAGTGAAATGACTTTAGAACAGTTGCAAGCAGAACGAAATAGGCTTTTACAAGAACAACAAGGTGGTGGTGGACAGTCTCCATATCCACGCATTGAACTAAACAATATGTCTCCAAGTCAGCCATAGGAGTAAACCATTGATCCTTTCTCTCTCCTCCTCCTTGCCCAAGGCGCAGTCTCTGCCATTAAATCAGGGTGTGCGATGCTCCATGAAGGGCGCATGGAACTGGAGGGTGCTAAGAAGACAATTGAAGGGGTCATGGCTGATGTCAAAGCCATCAAGGGAATCTGGGATTGGCTTATTGGACTGTTTAACCCAAAGCCCAAGTCCAAGCCAGAAGACACCCCCAAGCCTTTGGCGAAAGCGAAAGCCGCTTCCAAAAAGCAACAGACTTATGAAGAAGTTGAACTACAAACCATCAATGAAGTGGGAGTCCAACTGGGCAACTTCTTTGACATACAGGCTCAACTAAACAACTACTACGCCTCTCTAGAGGCAGAATCAAAGGAACACTATGACCCAACTCAAAATACTTCTAAAAAGGCTATTGAACGTGCCTTGGTGGAACTCCAAATGGAAAACCTTGATGCTCAAATTAGGGAGCAAATGACTGTCTATGCCCCTGTTGAACTGAAGGCAATCTATACAAGGTTTCTAAAAATGTATGCAAAAATTCAACAAGAGCAAGAATTCGCTAGGGCAGAAGAAGTTAAGAAATTAAGACTACAAAGGTGGAAACAAGAACAAGAGGAAATCTGGCTTATTGAAATAACAAGTGGAGTGATTGCCGTGACGTTTATATCTTTAATCTTTGGATGGCTAATGTGGCAACTGCAAAACTTATCTGGTGGGTTTTAATCGGAGTGATGCTTTGTATTGTCGTAGGTGCAACCTCAATGGCTTATGTGGAGACTCTTTACATGAAAGCACAACTAAAACGAGAGATGAAAGAGTTACGCAAGTTGAAACAAGAACTGAAAGAATCTAAATGAAGTATTTATTGGTGCTTATGCTTTTAGTTGGTTGCGAAGACCGCTATCGGTATTTTTGCCAAGACCCAAAGCACTTCTCTGCCAAGCGTTGCCAACGCCCAGACTGCCAATTCACCCAAGACTGTCCTGATTACCTCGTAGCACCTATATTGGAGAAACAAGTTGTCCAACCCCCACAAATTCCAAATCAATCGGCTTCTGAGCCAAGAGGAAATTGAAATACGAGTTTGGGCTTGCGTAGTCCTAATCGTAACAATCATCCTCGCTGGTATCGTGATCTTTATGCTGTATAGCCTGGCTTTCGTAGTCCAGCCTATCAAGAGCATGGCTCCGATTGACCAAGCGTTTGCCAAGATGCTAAACGACATCGTGCTGTTAATTGTGGGCGGCATAGGTGGCGTAATGAGCCGTAAGGGTGTGCAAACTGTTTCTGAGAAACTATCCTCTACTGCACCACCTCCACCCCCTCCTAGCACCCCTACCCCACCCCCTACGCCCCCTAGCACCTCTACTTGGACATCTCCTTTTGGTGCATTACCAGCATGGATAAACCCTGTCTTAGACGAGGAGTGGAGAGCACCACCACCGCCTACTACCCCTGCTGACTATG